AAAAATTAGAGAGGAGTGATTTTTTGTTTATTTTAACAGATGGAAAGAATTATGTCATGGAGAATCCTATGAAGTCAGGTGAGTATATGATAACAACTTCAAGTTCTATGGCAAAGGAATTTACTTACAAACAGGCGAGGTCATTAGTACAGAACAGCAGAAAGAAGTATTCATGGATTAAGAAATATAATCTTATTGATGTGGATACGGGGCAGAAGTCTGATAAATCTCTTTATTATAGAGGAAATGCAGATATCTATATAGGAGACAAAAATAATTTTGACTATGCCTTATTAGATAAGATTGAATCAGAAGCTAATTCTATCTTAGGATTAGCAGGTTGGGACGACAACCAA